ACTTCAACCCGGTACAGAACACCTTCCCTGCTCCCCTGACCTCTCTCCTGCTGACATCGCTGATGAGAGGTTCCGCGCTAACATCGGTGAGCGCCGCTACGGGATGCCGGAAGTTCCTGAACAGTATCAGGAGACTTTCACTCCCGGTCGCTGGAAACAGTTCCTGTCTGATCGCTTCTGGTCTCACCATTCCTATGGAGTGTGTCTGACCCCTGAAGACTTCCTATCAGGAATGACCTACGCCAAAGTTCAGGAAAAATACTGAATTCAGGGGGAGCAATCCCCCTTTTTTCTGATACAATAAGACAGTACACGGGACAACCCCATGACACGCTCACTGACTCAACACACTTCCCTTCCCTCTTATGAGTATTGGGAGTGCCGTATGAACGAAGGGGACAAGACCCTTTGGAAGCATCTTCACTCCATGGAGAGAGGCGACGAAGGTGGATGGGCGCAACGTATGTTCGCCGCAATGGATAAGGCGGATCTGAACAACAGGTTTCGCCTCTATCAAGCGTTCCCGGAACTCTTCAATCCTAGGGGAGTTTCGTACTGATTAGCAGATCTTATGGGGGACAGTTACTAAACCGTCCCCTGTGACAGTTCGGGCGCTGGCACAGTGTATGTGCCGGTTCGCGAAGCGGCGCGAAGCGCCTAGCGGTTCTCGAAGGGCGTCCATGAGGGAAAAACGGCTTTCCTAACCTACAAAGGTCCCCAAGCGCCTGAGAAAAAATCCGCCAGTAAAATTACCTCACAGAAACCTTGAGTACAAAAAAATTCGCCCAGAAAATTTTGGTCTTATAAGGTCGATACTATATACTGCAGTCAATAAGAAATTATGACTTACCACACAACTTATCATGTATACTATGGTGAAAAATGCGTTTATCCAAGTCTATCGAAGGAAGAGTTCACAAAGGTTTGGGAGTTCGCAAATCATCTCGCTGATCTAACTGAGTTGGATGAGAGTCTACTGTCTTATGAGGAATGTCAAGTAAACAAAGAATTACGGACAGCAGAAGCATCTTACTGATATTGACAAACGAGTTGAAACCTTGTAAAATTACACTGAAACTAATTAAATCTCATGGCTAAAGGATTCACGGTGAAGGCAAAGACCCCACCGAAGAAAGAAGGTCCCGAATGGGACTATGCAAAGATCAAAGATCGTATGAAAGGGAAGACAGTAGTCTTCTGTTTACCTGGAAGAGGATGTTCTTTTACTTTCCTCAAAGCATTTGTACAATTATGTTTTGACATGGTACAGAATGGTATGGCCATTCAGATTAGTCAAGACTATTCATCAATGGTAAACTTTGCACGTTGTAAGTGTCTTGGTGCAAATGTTCTCAGAGGTCCTAAGCAGGTACCCTGGGATGGGAAACTAGAATATGATTATCAACTATGGATTGATAGTGACATTGTATTCAACACTGAGAAGTTCTGGCAACTATGTGATCTTGCAATTCCTGAGGAATCTGTAAAGGATGAACTAGTAGAGAAAGAAGATGGTACTAAGGAGATTAAGCGTACTGTTGATGAAACTCTACACAAGGAAGTAGTTGCAGGATGGTATATGACTGAAGATGGTCGTACTACATCTGTTGCACACTGGTTAGAAGAAGATGACTTCCGTAAGAATGGTGGAGTCATGAATCATGAGACTGGGGATAGTATTGCAAAACGTAAGAAACCCTTTACTGTAGATTACACTGGATTTGGTTGGGTTCTGATTAAGAAGGGAGTATTTGAGAATCTCGAATATCCTTGGTTTGCTCCTAAGATGCAAGTCTTTGAGTCTGGTAGTGTACAAGACATGTGTGGTGAGGATGTCTCATTCTGTCTAGATGCTAAGGAAGCAGGTTTTGATATTTGGTGTGATCCACGTATCAGAGTGGGTCACGAGAAGACCCGAGTTATTTGATCTTTTAATTATTTCAGGAGTTTTTTATCATGGCACGGAAAGTATCGCTCACTGGCGGAAATATGATCGAGAGCAAGCCCAAGAAAACCCGACAGGGTTCTGGGCAGCACACGAAGTATGCCGCAACTTCTGCGAATGGTAAGCGGAAGCGTTATCGTGGTCAAGGTCGTTGACCTAAGAGTTTCACAGCGCAGTCTCTGTACTGCGCTTTTTTATGTAAAGATCCTTATAGATCTTATGGTTAATCCGCCCAATAAAAAATTGTAAACCCCGCGTTAAAAGTTGATGAGCAAGCAAGACGTTATCGAGTCCTGGATTGAGTCTGTAACCCGCGAGAATGCCTCTTTAGGAGGTTTCCCAGTGTGTCCCTATGCCAAGCACTCTAAGTATAGAATTGTTGAATGTGACGCTAAGGAGATTAGTGTTTTCGCTCCTGGTCATGAGCAGTACGATGTCGTTGTGTATATCGTAGAAGATAAATTTAGTCCAATTACTCTAAGGAAGTGGTGCGATCAATTTAATGCTGAGTATGAGGATTATATCTTCTTAGATGATCATCGAGATGCTGATACCTATATAAAGGACGTTAAAACTGGCAATGGTCGCTATAATTTAATTCTTTGTCAATCGAAAGCAAAACTCCGCCGCTTCCGAGAGATGCTGTCAAAGACTGATTATTATGATTACTGGGATAAATCATATCTTGAAACTATATTAGGAGAAGACTTGGATGTTATCTGTCAATCAACCGTGGGATAAGTTACGAGTATGTGCAGTTGGTAGATCATATCCACCTGAACTTTATGATTTCATTGAGAATCCTAAGGTTCGTAATATGATAGAAAGGATTGCAATAGAGACTGAAGAAGATTATCAGAAGTTAATTACAAAACTTGAAGAATTTGATGTCAAAGTTATAAGAACTAATTTAAATCTTTCTGAAGAGGGTAAGATACGTTTTATTGAAGATGGAGTGCGTGAGAAACCTCCTATGTGTCCTAGAGATGACACTATTATGGTTGGTAATAAGTTCTACTCACCAGGTAGAATAAATTGGAGAGAACTTGTAAAAGCAAATAGTCTTTTTAAAGATGATCAGATCCCAGAGAAATGGTCTGATGTAAAAAAGTTACCAGTAGATATTAAAAGGCATATAGTATCAGTTATTAAAAGTTATACTGGAGATCCACAAACATTATTTGAAGAATATACTAGACCTAATCACGAAGAACGTTATAAGATATACGAAGATATTCACAACTATGTAAGTGCAGAGGGAAATGATATTGTTTATGGTTTATCTTCTGCAAATGGTGCTAATATAATTCGTGCGGGGAAAGATTTATATTCTAGTCTTCCCATAGAGTTTGATCATGGTAATCAAACAATAGTAAACAAATTAAGAGAAGAGTTTTCGGACTATCGAGTTCATGTTCTAAACGATGTGTATGGACATACTGATGCACACTTGTGTCCAGTAAAACCTGGAATATTAATGTGTACAGAATTCTTTGAAAACACAGATCCATATAATCTAACATTTCCTGGTTGGGCAGTTATAAAGTTAGAAAAGCAAAGTTGGTTGGATGATAATATTCAGAAGCAACAGGAATGGAAAAAGAGAACAAACGGAAGATGGTGGGTTGATGGACAATCTCACGATACTGATACTGTTGATTATATTGAGACTTGGTTGAATCACTGGGTTAACTATGTGGAAGAAACTGTCTTTGATGTGAACATGTTAGTAATAGACAAGAATAATATTATTTGTAATAATTACAACAAGAAGGCATTTCAAGCATTTGAAGCAATAGGTGTTACACCACATGTAATTAATTTTCGTCACAGATATTTTTGGGATGGTGGCATTCACTGTATTACGAGTGACCTAGATAGGGATGGAGAAAGATTAGATTATTTTCCTGAGAGAGGTGACAATGTTATCAGTTAATCAACCATGGGATAAACTTAAGACGTGTGCTGTAGGACGTTCATATCCACCCGAACTTTATGACTTTATTGTAAATCCAAAAGTACGTAACTTATTAGAGAAGATTGCAATAGAGACTGAAGAAGACTACCAAAAACTTATTGGGATATTAGAAAAGCATAACGTAGAAGTTATTAGAACGCAATATCGATTAACTGAAGATGGGAAAATTCCCAAAGTCTCAGGTACTAATGTATATGAAAAACCTCCAATGTGTCCCAGAGACGACTCTGCAATGATTGGAAATCGTTTCTTCACTCCTGGTGATGAAATGACTAATTGGAGAACAATTTTAAAAAATCAGGGTATCAAAAATATTCCAAAAGATTGGGATGCAGTGAGAGAGTTGAAAGATACAGACTATGATCGATATGAAGAACTTGCTAACATAATTCAAACGTATACTTGTAATATACAGTATCGTGATAGGGTTATCCCTATGGGAAAAGAATTATTATATAATTTGAAACCAATCGTAGATTACGTTGAGTCTCAAGGAAATGAGGTTGTTCGTGATATGAATATTAACTCTTCTTGTACGCTTCGTATAGGGAAGGATTTGTATTTTGGTCTTGTAAATCCACAATTACAAGAAGATACGTATCAAGAACATGTAGATAAACTATTTCCAGATTATAGATGTCATATTACTAGTTACTCTGGTCATACCGACTCCGTGTTCACTGCACTATGTCCAGGTTTAATTATGACTGTTGGTGGTGGATGTTGGGGAGAAGGTGTTGACCCAGATCAAAAATATGAAGAAGAATTTCCTGGTTGGGAAAGAGTTCATTTGGCAAATGAGTCTTGGGCAAAAATGGAAAAGTGGACAAAATATAGAGAACAAACAAGAGGTAGGTGGTGGATTGAGGGAGCATCCTATGAACCCGCTTGCGTTGACTATGTTGATCATTGGATGTCACATTGGGTCAATTATGCAGCAGAGACAGTATTTGATGTCAACTTATTAATGATTGATAGACATAATGCTATCATTAACAGTGAGAATCCAGTTGTTGTAAAGAAACTGGAAGAATATGGAATTACGCCACACATCTTTAATTTTAGACATCGTTACTTCTGGGATGGTGGTATTCATTGTATTACTTTAGACTTAGATAGAGAAGGTGATCGTGAGGACTACTTCCCAGAGAGAGGTTAAATAACTAAGGGATTGGGAACCCCATTAAAAGTTTCCGTGTCCTATACACGGTATACCCATGCAATCAGATAGAGATAGAAATCACATGTACGAAATGTGGGGAACGGATGAATTAATTACCGATTATGGTAATGCCATTGATCGTAAAGATCAAAGGAAAATGCTTCGTGAAATAGCAAACGATGAACGTACTCCAAAAAAATGTGATCATTGCACATGTGATACTGAACTATTTGAAAACTATCCAGAATAGTGCATAAATAAACATTAGGATTATTATAAATTTTTTTAATGCCTCTCCAAAGAGTAAGCAAAGGGTTCAAAGATATCAGTCTAAGTTTTCAGGTTAATCCTATTAACTATGATTTGATTAGTATAACTAATGAAACTGCTATTTCTCGTGCGGTGAGAAACTTGGTGTTTACAAAGAGAGGTGAGAGACCATTTGACGCTCTACTTGGATCCAGAGTATCTTCATTACTGTTTGATAATCTGGATCCTGTCACTGCATCAAATATAGAACTGGAAATAGAAACAGTCATCCGAAACTACGAACCTAGAGTATCTTTGGTACGTGTAAAAGCGACACCAAATTATGATGCTAATGAAATTGACGTAGAAATTGTATACAATATTATCGGTGTTGATGTACCACAGCAACAATTAGAGTTCGCATTACAACCAACTAGATAAATGGTTTTAGTCAATCTTACAAGTTTAGATTTTGATCAAATAAAACAATCCATTAAGGATTACATCCGATCAAATTCAAATTTTACTGATTATGATTTTGAGGGATCAAACCTCTCTATGATCATTGATACCTTAGCGTATAATACGTACATCACTGCGTATAATACCAATATGGTAACCAATGAGGTTTTCATTGATAGCGCAACTCTGAGAGAGAATGTTGTCTCTCTGGCAAGGAATATTGGATATGTTCCAGTATCAAGAACTGCACCAAAAGCAGAGGCAGTATTTACTGTTGATACATCCTCATTTACGTCAAACTTTCCTGTAACTGCAAAACTAAAGGCGGGCGAAGTTTGTACGTCAAACGGAACGGGATCAAATAACTTTATCTTCTCTATTCCCGAAGATATTACAGTTCCCATAGATGATAGTGGAATCGCATCTTTTAAAGATATTGTTCTGTATGAAGGATCTTTCCTCAAAGAAACTTTTACTGTATCCTCCGCAAATCCAAATAGAAGATATATTTTGGGTGCCTCAGGAATTGATACTAAAACTATAAGGGTTAGAGTACGACCAACACAGCAAAGTAATACTGTATTTGAATACAGATTATCAAGTAACTTAAATGATATCAACTCTTTCCCAAGAGTTTATTTCATTCAAGAAGTTGCAGATGAGAGATATGAAATAATTTTTGGTGATGGCGTATTTGGGCAAAAACTAGAAGATCAAAACTTCATCGAAATCTCATACATTACAACCAATGGTGCAGATGGAAATGGAGTAACAGGATTCAATTATATCGGACAACTTGAGAGTGACACTGGA